CAAGTCCTCCGGGATTTGACAAGTTGTTCGAGAAGTTGTTGAGATCAGCAGAAATGCCTGTTGAAATCGGCAGTGTTATTCGTCCAGAAGATCCTCTATATTCTGTAGCTCGTGGCTGTTTGGTAGCCGCTGAAAATGCTGGCCCATCTGTAAAATGAAATCGCCAACATCTGGATTGCAATCAGAAGTTCGGCAAAAGATGCTAGAAGTAGATTTGATTATATCCAACTGTGCGATGTGGAAAACTATTGTCCGAGTGTTTGAATCCAACGAGAAGATATTCAATTGTCCGTGCTGAAAAACAGAATTAACAGTATAGATAATAACAACGGTTAGCGGTAGCCGTTTAGACTATAAATCTAGGTAACAAAAAAAAGGGGATATATGGACGAAATTCGTGTCTCACAAGAAGTGGAGACTCAAAAGTGTGCTGAAAATTTTGTTTACTTTTGTGAGACTTATGTAAAAATCAACAAGCCAACTCATGGATTGATTAATTTCATTCTTCACCCGTATCAAAAGAGATACGTGAAAGCATTACAAGATAATCGATTTCTGATAACTAATAAATTCCGCCAAGGTGGATTTAGCACTCTTAATTGTGCATGGTCACTCTGGAAATGTATGTTTTCTTCTCAAAACAATATTTTGTTTATTTCGAAAAACTACAGAGAGTCCATATGTTGTGGCAATTTTGCTACATTAATGATTGATTGTCTTCCAGATTGGCTTAAACCAAAATTGGAAAAAAATAACGACCATCAGAAGACCTTCTCAGATACAGGATGCAAATTATTCTTCTGTACACCAGAAGCTGCTCGTGGACTATCTATATCACATTTATTTTTGGAAGAAGCTGCGTTTATTACAAATATGGACAAATATTGGAAATCTGTGTTTCAAACGATTGGGACCAATGGAAATTGTTATGTAACTTCTACGCCAAACGGAAATAAAAATCTAAACGGAACTAAAAATTGGTTTTACGAAACGTACATTGCGGCAAAAAAACTACAGAATGATTTCAAAGTCTTCCATTGCGATTATATGGATCGCCCAGATTTTTTCAATGAAGATTGGGCCGCACAAAATCTTGGGGCTAAAACGCCGCCAGATTGTCAATTATTTGAAAGAATAGATCTAAAAATTATTGGTACGATCAAATCTTCTGGAAGGTATTCTGATGATTTGATTCTAAGTTTTTCTAAAGGGCGGATTTGCGTTAACAAAGTTCCTACTGTTATAAAAGAAGACGATGTTATAAATCTTTATAATGGATTGTTTTCATTAATAGGACACGAAAAAGCAATTGATTATGCCGTTAATGTTATAACATCTAAATTAGACAGTTTATTCATGCGGAGAAACCATGCAGAATCATTGGATGAGAAAACACTTAAATAGATCGCACAGAGAACAGTCTATAACTAATAATTATGCACCGATTGTTCTCACATGGGAAGGTGTCGATAATTTTATAATAATGCCAATTATTAGGAATAATTATGTAGATGCACAATCAGGATGGGCGATTTATACAACTGAACTAGAACTCGAAAGGAAGGAAAGTTATGGGAGACATTATTCACAAATTCGTTAATGATTTAGGGATTGCAGCATATTTACTCATGCACGGATATGCTGTAATTGGAAAAAAAGGCAGGTCAATTTATTTTGAATGTCAAAGTGAAGAAGAATCTTTTGAATTTGATAAATTAATTCTTGAATACCAGCCGCCAAATGATTTCTATACATTTGACTCATGTTTGATGTTTTTAAAAAAGATCAATGATCATGAACCTGTAGAAATCAATAATTCAATTCATAAGGTTGTGTCAGATCTTGGAGTTGCCGCTTATCTTCTGATGCGTGAATACGACATTCACAGTCGCCTTGAAATTAAAGTAATTGGCAAACGTGGGAAATACGTGTATTTTGAGCATCCAGAAGGCAAGAGCAATGAATTTGAAAGAAGATCATATCAGTATCTTCCAAGTCAATTTCAAACATATGATTCTAATCTAATGGCTCTTAAGAAAATTGGAGAGTATATGCCACCGGGCAATGAATTTAGAGTAAAATAGCACGCAATGATGCGTATATACCATCATTGAAGCGTAATAGGCACAAGGGGAAATATGCAAAGTTTTTCAAACTACAGAAAGCAATGTATTCGAGAATCACTCAACAGGTTTTCGGCACGAGGAAGTTCTCAAGCACTTTTTGACATTTTAAAGATTGATCTCCTTGAAACTACTAGATTGCCAGATTTGCTAACAGAAAATATTCTGGCAAAATCTGATTTCAACAGATTTAGAAATGATTATCAATCTCACAATAAACATGTTATAGAATCTGTCTGCGATTATGCTAAACACACATTCTATGATCATTTGATGGTTGAAGCTGACAATATCACAAGAACGGCTGTAGATCCTGCTGCTGCTTTTAGAATGCTTCGAGATGATTTGAAAGATCATCTTTCTAAAATGGTAAAAGATCTTAAATCTGCTGTATCCGGGGCTGTTTCTTCCCCCATCGTAAACCGTGATGCAGAAGATTCGTCAGGTCCAGTAGGATCTCCAAGTCCTGTTTCTGGTCCTGTTTCTGGTCCTGTTTCTGGTCCTGTTTCTGGTCCTGTTTCTGGTCCTGTTTCTGGTCCTGTTTCTGGTCCAAGTCCTGTTTCTGGTCCAAGTCCTGTTTCTGGTCCAAGTCCTGTTTCTGGATCTCCTCAAACTGGAAGTCCAACAGTAGGCAGTGCATGGAATGATATGAAATCTGCTCTTCGTCCAAAAGATGGATGGCTCAAAGGGCTTGGTCGTGTGGCTGGTCGTCCTTTTCGTGATGCTGGAAGATACATCAAGAAAAATTGGTATGGAGAACACCTACATTTAATCGAATCAATGTTGTTTGAACAAAACTCTCAAATCATTGATATGATAAATAAGTTTGAAAAAGATATTATTTATTGGTTTAATAATAGAATGGCAGAACTCGCCTTGGACGCAGGAATTGATTTGGAGGATGCTGGAGTAGAACTTCCTATTGCTCATACTGGAGTTGACTCTGGAGTTGACTCTGGAGTTGCTGGTGCTGGAGAAGTTTCACAAGATAACAGATCTTTAGACACTACAGAAAATGAGTTCCAGATAAATAGAGATGCAACAGAAGGAGAAAAAAATAAAATTCATCATGTAAAAGCTGCTTTGAGTCATCTAGGAATGTCATTAGCTAAGAATCACAAATCAAATTGGTTGTCAGGAGGTGTTGCAAAAATAAGTCCAGAAGATATACTATTGGATGGCGGAATTTCGGCAAAAGGTCAATTTACTAGCGGAAATTTACTTAAAGAGTTGTACACTAAAATCTCATATAAACTTTTTAAGAACGGTGGTAGTCACGATAAAGTTTGGGAAGAACTTTGCAAGGATAAAAAAGGAAATATAATTCTAAAAGATGAAATGCCAAAAGGTAGTCCAAATTTGATAGCAGAATTATTGATAAGATTTGGTGCAAGAATAAATGGCTCTACGTCTGGTTTAGGGAACAGATTGTTAGCAAGTCCAGAAAAACCTTGGACTCATCTTTCACAAGATCCACAATCAGGACAAGGACAATCAGGACAAGCACAATCAGGACAAGGACAATCAGGACAAGGACAATCAGGACAAGGACAATCAGGACAAGGACAATCAGGACAAGGACAATCAGGACAAGGACAATCAGGACAAGGACAATCAGGACAAGGACAATCAGGACAAGGACAATCAGGACAAGGACAATCAGGACAAGGACAATCAGGACAAGGACAATCAGAAAAAGTAAATTCAAAATTGATTCTTAAAAAGAATGAAATATTAAAGATATTAAACAAATATGCCGAAAGTCAAAAAGGTGAAAAAGTAAAAAAAATATTGGGAATCTATGGAAACAATGTTGGTAAAAAAATATTAGAGATTCTTCCTTCACTTAATTTAGTCGATAAAAGTGATAAAGATATTACTTATGAGGTTTACCAAATATTGAAAAACGAACTCACAAGTAAAACTCCAGAAGTTGTTCCAGATGCAGTTAGTCCAACAGATGAAGTAACTCCAGAAGTTGTTCCAGATGCAGTTAGTCCAACAGATGAAGTAACTCCAGAAGTTGTTCCAGATGCAGTTAGTCCAACAGATGAAGTAACTCCAAAAGTTGTTCCAGATGCAGTTAGTCCAACAGATGAAGTAACTCCAAAAGCAACAGCCAAATCATCGTCAATGACTGAAAAATACAAAGAAAGAAAAGAAGCAGCAGCAGCAGCAGCAGCAGCAGCAGCAGCAGCAGCAGTTGATCCAGCAGCAGCAGAAGTTAATCCATCAGCAGAAGTTAATCCATCAGCAGAAGTTAATCCATCAGCAGAAGTTGAAAAATTTAATGCTGAATTGAAAGCCTTGATATCTGATTACGAAAACGAGAGAAAAGATTCTAATTCATTGATTAAAAATCTATTAGGAAAATGGTTTAGCACAAGAGCAGATATTCTTAGATTAGACCCAGCAACACATTCTAAAGCCGCAGATATTGCTGGTAACGATGTTATAGATATTGGATCTAAATTTAAAACAGCTTTCTCCGAAGATCCAACCGAAGCAATCGAATCTATGATAAGAGAACTTATTCAAATGAAAAATAAATCTCTTGGACTTGAAGGTTATACAAAACAAGAAAGCTTCAAGCAAAAAGTAGATAAATATCTTGGCATGATTAAAGAATCATCTATGCCACAAGCATCTACTAAGTCGATTCGTGAAAGATTAGGTCTTTCTTAAATCATAAAAAAGGTCATAGGAATCAAACGCTCGTCGAGTATCTTCGGCTAGTCTTTCGAGACTATCAATATCGACAAACGTCGCATCGCCTGTGCTGGGGTCACTCGGCACAGGCGGTTTTTCTTTCAGTATATTAAACAACTCTTTCTTTTCAGGAATTACTGGAGGAGAATTTTTTAGATCTCCTTGAGCCTTTTTACCAGTATTCTTTTCAAACTCTTTGATCATTTCAATATGTTCTGGCTTAGTTGGATCGATCACTTCCTCTTGATGAATTGAAATGACATGTTCCAAACTAAAAAAGCTTACCAAATCGGAGTTGTAAGGATGAGTCCCCCAGATTCCATCAGAATCTATCTCTCTCACTATTACAACGAAGTGCTCTCTTGATATCTTTTCATCAAATGAACGATTCATAGAAGTTGCGACGATACTACATACTTTGCCGATAAAATACTGTAAATGTTCCAGAGTGCGTGGTTTCATGAAATTATCAGAGTAACTCACATAAATAATTAACCGAGGCAATAAAGGAGAATATCAACAATGAATCAATCAACTTCATCTTGGAAGAAGTATCTTCAAGAAATGGATGTAAACTTAACTATCTCAACTGACAAGGACAAGTCTGAAAAATCGGATTCACCATTTCCTAAGAAGGAAAAGAAATCTGATAAAAAAGACAATCCATTCGAAAAGAAATCTGATAAAAAAGACAATCCATTCGAAAAAAAATCTGATAAAAAAGACAAATCTGACGATGGAGAGAAAAAAGACAATCCATTCGAAAAGAAGTCTGGAAAAAAAGACAATCCATTCGAAAAGAAGTCTGGAAAAAAAGACAATCCATTCGAAAAGAAGTCTGGAAAAAAAGACAATCCATTCGAAAAGAAGTCTGGAAAAAAAGACAAATCTGACGATGGAGAGAAAAAAGACAATCCATTCGAAAAGAAAGAATGGACTACTTGGGAACAATGGATTGAATCTAGGAACTAATGGCTCAACGAATTGGTAAAAATAACAAGAGAAAAAATGGGGTATCTTTTGGATATCATGCCACGTTCTTTTTAGAAAAAACAGAAGAAGCTGTGATTCCTGTATTTCAAAGCGATGGAAAAATTCATTTCGTAACACCAGATGATTTCAAATGGCTTATTGAAAACAGAACTGATCCTATAGATGTTTCGCCTTCAGAAGATCTGAAGTGACAGATATGAATCTCTTTTCAAACTTATCAATGTAAGCCTTGACAGTCTGAATATCTCGACATTGCAGAAGTTTGTTCCAGTCTTTGTACGCAATTGGCGGTCTAACATAACTCACTTTTGGAAAACCACGTTCCAAAAGTGAGTTTCCTGAATCAATCAATGCTTTCAATCCAGCTTCATCTGTATCAAACACTAAAACTGGCTCATAAGATCGAATTAACTCAATTTGAGCGTCTGATAGGTGCTTGCCGCCGCACGCACATCCAACATATCCAGCTAATTGCAATGTGATGGCGTCGAACTCGCCTTCCATGATGTAAATTTTAGTTCCCGGCAATGGCCACTCTGTCATAAACAGAGCACTATCTTGATCTGCCTTACTTGTTTTTAAATAACGAATAACTTTATTTTTCTTGCTCATTGTGCGAGCATTCCAAAAGAACAATTTTTCCTCTTTGTCATACCAAGGAAGAATGATTCTATTGCCATATTCAGGGTCTTCTGTGCAAACATAAAGACCTTCTGTCGGAATTTTCCTTTCTGACAAGTATGCTTGAGCACGTATTTTCCAAAAATTGTGATCCGACATACGATTAATATAAAATGTGAAGTCTGGAAATTGAAAAACTGTTGGTTCTGATTCTGGAACAATAAAACTTTCTTCTTTGTGTCCGAAAAATTCGTTTACACGTTGCTCAAGAACACGTAAAGAAGAAGATCCACAAATCATTTCTTCAGCATCGTCGTAATCTATTCCATCATATTGTGCCACCAATGACACCAATGAACCCATCGAATCTGTTTTCCAGCATCTGTAAGATCCACTTGCAGGATGCTTGGATTTTCCTCCACATGGACTCATCCACAAATGGAACTTGTTGTCATCGATTCCATGACGTTGGGCAAAATAGCTATGCGTGCAAATCTCAACACCGTGCTTAGTATTGCGAACTTTAAGATTGTTTTCGCCAAATCTGTCTTTGGCCCAGTTATAGAAAATTTCATAATCGACAGCCATGAGACTTTTCCTGTAATATGTGGTGTGTTTCCATCTTAAAGTATATTGACAGTAAAATCAATATCTGAGAGAATGTTTAACAAGCAACAATGCCACCAGCAAAAAATTCGGCATCTCCAAAGAAAGGCTACTAATGGACATCAATCACATTTCAGTGAGTCGAAAGAAGTGTTTTGACACATGCACGCAACAGTACAAGTATCGTTATCATCTTAAGCTTCCTCGTCCGGGAGAAGAACCATTTTACTTTGTTTATGGAACTATCGTTCACAAGATTTCAGAAATTTATGTTGAAAATCGTGGAGAGATTCCAATTGGAGAAATCGCCAAAGATGTTCTTCGTGGAAAATATCCATTTGAAGAAGGAAAAACCTGCCCTACAAGTTTGCCGGAAGAATATCACAAAAAGTTTCAGAAGCATCTAAAGGCAATTCAGAATCTTACAGATAGGATTGGAACAACGGGTTTTGTGGAATGGAAATTTCGATATGATCTTGATCCGCCGAACGGCAGACATGTTACTGGATTTGTTGACCGTTTGATCATTAAAGATGACAAAGCTTTCATCATTGACTATAAAACAACTAAAAAAGGTAAGTTTCGAGTAGACAAAGAAACTGTCAAGGAAGATCTGCAACTTCGTTGTTATTCACGAGTAGTTCAAAGGGAATTCGGCATCAAAGCAGAAAACATAAAGGCTGCTTTGTACTATTTAGAAGGCGAAAATTTGATTGCCTGCCAATATAGCGAAGAATCTTTGTTGCAGGTAGAACAAGACTTAAAGAATGCTTTCATCCATATCGAGAATTCAGATCCAGACAAGGTATGGGGTAAGGTTGGATGGCATTGTAAAAATTGTGATTATGCCACGATATGTCCATTTTATTCTCCACAGACTGCCGAACAGGCAAGTTGGAGCGGAGAACTGGTTGATCTTGGTCATTCGGATGATCCTTGGTCCGAACACAAGCTTTTACATGAAAACTAATTGTTTGGCAAAGGAATGTAATCTTTGGGGTATTTATTTTGTGGATTGTTTCGATCTATAATTGGAATTTGTCTTGCAAGGCTATATCCAACTTCATTCAACCAGCCAAAACCATTCATTTTATTGTAGACACGAATAGTTTTGAGCGGTGTAAAGAACCCATTTCCACCGCCATCAAATGCAGATGTTCCCCAACAAATTCCGACATAGAAGCTATCACTTAGCAGCCCTCCACCGGAACGTCCCGGTCGAGGGCTGTTTTCTGTTGTAATCAGATCTGGCCATGTATCTCCACGCATACCAACATATCTTACATCATAATGAGCAATCTCTCCGCCACTATCACATCCAATAGAGTGGAATCTTGTGTTTTCAGGAAACTCAAAATCTTCTGGTGCAATAGGGTAGTATTCTGGAATCCAATCGGGCTTGAATCTCAACAAGCTGCAATCTCTTCCTTCACTATTGCTATAGTAAATAACATCTGCTGAATAGGTTTTTGGAGAGGTTAATTTATTGCTGTTATGATACCATGTTGTTATTTTACAGGTCATCATCTGGGATTTACCTTCTTCAGCCGTCATATTTCCGTCCCACAAATGACCACAAGACTGAATGTAAGCATATCCATCAACTTCGCTGTAATAAATTATTGTTCCTGATCCAGAGGCTCCAGAAACATTTATTTTTACCCCAGCGGCTAACCATTTCTTATATTCATCCCCTCTTTGTTCTATAGGGAAATATCCTTTTGCCAAATATGCGTAAGGATCATCGTCATTATGAACCAAAGGCATGTTTTCAATTAAATTAGATGTTTGATAATTACGGATACCTTTTACAGATATTCCAATTGCAAAAAAGATAAAAAATACAGATATACAAACAATAATTCTTTGAAGCATATTGATTCACTCCATAAAACATGCTAAAATGACGATAGTATATATGGAGTGTTAAGATGTTAAGCCTAGCGATTCATCACAATGTGTGGTTGACCAGAGACCAAAGATATGCCCTACACGATGGAATAGATCTTGTTGTGGTCGGATTATATGTTCCAGTATGGGTTTCAAATCAAAGAGCCACTTCTGAACCGGCAAAAGAATTATTCTGTAAGTATTACTTAAAAAATCCAAAAACCGATGAACAGATTCAAATTGTTAAAGATGGATATGAGATTACATTGCCAAACAGACAAGGTAATTTACCAAATCTAACAGACGAAGAATGGAGAGATCTAAATTTGAATAATCCAGACAATCTTAAAAACCATTATTCAAAATGCGATAAAGCTGTCAATTCAAATAATTTATTAGATACAATTGACGGAGGCTCTAAGCATCTTAGTTTTAGAGAGCACAACAAAATTGAAAATGAAACAATTAATGTCATTCATTTTATCAACATGGTAGAAATTGAAGAATTGACAAAAAGTTTAATTTAAGAACAGTCTCTAAGACGCATTCCAATTCTCATTGTTACATTGTCTCCAGACAACAAAGATACAGCAGTGCCAAGAATAGCTGTTGAAATTAATATTCCTGTATCGTCATTAGTTGTTGTTAAAAATAAATTGGTTACTGGTCCCCAGTCACCAACCGTAGCTCGGAATGCAACAATTGGACTTGTGGCAACATAATGTGAGCCTTCTAAGTTGACTGAGAAAATTCCCGAAGAACTGATAGATTGTCTTTCATAGCCTCCAGAAGAAGGCTCTCCGATTAAACTATCTAAAGTATTATCGGCTTCAACAACACTTCTGTTATCAAGTCCCAAGTGATAATATTCTGGGATAATTGTATTGGATTGTCCGCCTGTAAATGCTGCCATCAACAAAAATCTTTCTCCTTCTTGATGGAGAATGTTATTAATGTTATTTTTTTTCCATAGAAGATTGCCTTTAGAATCTCTATGTTCAATTTCTATGATTGTAAGAATGCCGTTCCAATTGCTCATAGTCTATATAGAGTATAATGAGATTCAAATTATGGATTCAAGAAAATTTAGCTGGTCCCGGAGGGGGTCCAGATTCGGCTCCTTTTGATTTAGCCAGAATGTATTTGGCGAATAAAGGATCAGCCGGAGCACTGCCTCAGATTGGAAATTATCCTCCAAAATTTGAAAAATCGCCAACGGATAAGTATCTTGATCCGGCACATCGCAAAAGAATGAAAAGAAAATAAAAATAGTCGGCTTGTAAGACCGACTATTTTTATCATGGCGACTAATAATTATCGTCGAAAACATTGTCGTCGTCGTCGTCGTCTTCGTCTTCGTCGTCGTCGTCGTCTAAAACATCTAGTTCGTCGTCAATTTCCCCGAAGTTGAAGTCTTTGTCGTCATCGTCATCGTCGTCATCGTCATCGTCGTCGTCGTCATCGTCATCGTCATCGTCGTCGTCCCAATCGTCGTCATCGTCTTCATCGTCCAAGTCGTCTTCCTCGTCTTCCTCGTCTTCCCCGTATTCCTCGTCGATGTCTGTTTCTAAATCATCTTCATCGTCGAAAAGCTCAACACTGGATGGACCTCTCGACCCATAAACATCCTCCATCCAATCGGGGAGGCTGTCACTCTCGGTTAATCGTCTCGTCATTTTTCATTCCTCCTCTTAACGGTGTAAGAACTTGATGCCATTAAAGCATAATGGTGGCAGTGATATTAATAGAACGCTACCACCATTTTTGCAGGCGACATTCAAAGATTATTACAGAAATCAAGATTAGTGTCTATGCTAAAAATCAACGTATTGCACGATAACTTAAAGAACAGCAGCCTTTGCTTTTTCTTTTTTTTACTTCTGGGCAAATTATTTTTACATAAATTGTGCGTATCCTTCCATCTGGACCAGTTTCTTCTGTAAATTTTCCAATTAAACGACCATGAATTTGTTCCCACTCCCATAAAGGAGATCCTTTACGAGCCTTAGATGGATAGTCGCAACTATCTAATCCGCCATTGCAACATCCATTGTTGCTTTCTGGCTTTGATCTCTTATTATATTCTGGTGCTTCTGTCGATAGATTTCTACTACAGCACATAATTCCTCCTTAAATAAAATGTGTTCTTACAAGTTTTCCTTCTTTAACTTCAAATGGAGTCATTGGATCGTCACTTACAGATTTTGTTTTGTATAAATATGAAATCATATCTTGAGCACCGCTCAGAGATTCATCTTCAGACACCATTATGCTATCAACAAAATTCTTTTCATTGTCATACAAATATGCCTGACTTTGTGGAATTTCAACTTCTACATCATATAAAGGATTTTCAACCTCTGATTGAATTCTTATCAAGTGATCTCCAAGTTTGATACACTTGGAACTTTGAATACTTACGATTCCATCTTCATTATTACAAGATGGAGCAGACAGCATTTTTACTTGAGGAGTCAACATATTCCTATGAAAAAATATATTTTGAATTCGATCATGATATTTCCAGTCATTTAATGTAACATCTGCCCATAAAATTGTTCTTGACATAGATTCAAAGAAGTTTGCATTCAAAGGAGCAAATTGAATAGCCTTCATAACGTATCTTAAAATTGTATCACGAGCTTGATGAACAGATTTAATTTCTGAAACGCCAGTAAATTTTACATCATTGTAAATCATTACGAATATATCATAAAATGCGCCAACAAATATTCTGGCAAAACTATGACATTCAGCAGCCAATTGATTATCTGGGGCATCTTCAGGAAGAGTTCCCGGATTGACATATTTAAAATTGTTAATTGCACAACGCAAACAATTTGGATTTTTTCCGCTATTTGGTCCAGAAATACTGTAAATAACCTTTCCCATTTGCTCTGCAAGATTTGATACAACATTTTCTTTTGTAAAATCTCCACCAGTCTGAGATAAAGCATAAGATGATACTTCGTCATGAGACAAACTTTTCATCATCGCTACAAAGTCTCCAAATGCTTCATGAAAAGCAGCTACTTCAAGAAATGCTGCACTCCACATATCTGGACGATAGAAGTCCAAAACAGCATGTCCAAGTTCGTGTGAAACAATATCTGCTGACTCGCATGTGTGCATTGTTCCCGTTCTTTCATGTGTAAAAGAAAAGAACTTCAGGTGTCTTCGATCGTAATACGCATTTAAATCACTTCCTGCTCTTGGAAGCACAGAAAGTATCGAAGTTGCTGCCCATTTTCTGCAAGGCTTATCAGTATATTTGTTAAGAAATTCAATTGTATGAGATAATGTTACAACGACGCCCGCTGCCTGTCCTTCGAAACTTTCTAAAGGAAATCCGCCGCCTTTGTAATTTTGAACTGAAAAATTAGGAGTTGGTGCTACCGTTGGCACTGGAACAAATGAAATAAGATTTCGTGTTTCAGGATCATTAAGAATGTACTCAATTGGTTTATCTGTAACAATTAAACGAGGTTTCTCTTGTGGTTGAGGACGAGGACGAGGAGCACCCGGTCTTCTTCTTAACACAATAGCTCCTTTGGCTTCTGAATTTAAAAAACCAAAAAACTTCTTGACGTTGTCAATAAATTTCATTTTACCCCCGAAGGTTAAGTGTTCCTTCAACTGTATATATTCTTAACACTTGAGGTATGAGATGAGTAGTTTGTCGCAAAAAGAAAAAATTATCAGAGAGAGAAGAACAATTGAAGCTACTAAAAAAAACTTGATGGGACCATCAGGTAAAATTGGCATTATTGTTCGAGCATTGGGAAGTCCGATTATGTCAGAAGGCGGAACATATGTTGATACAAATTACTTGGAAAATCCATATGATGATTTTGTTGATGTAGAATATGAACAAACAGTTAGCGGACAAGATGGACCTGTAGCTTGGCGTGATCAAATTGGTCACAATGAAAGTGGGGCTGGAGTTGTACATGAAGAAAATCCAAATTTTTTAGGATATGTTTTTGATGGATTAAGTCGTGGAATCCATATTGAGATTCAATACATGCGTCATGAACATATATTGAGAGTTCATTACAAAGGATATGAAGTCTACAGAGAAGTCGCAGGAGAATTAAATGCTTATGGCCCATTCCCAGAATGGGAAGAAATAATTTTTCGTCTATACAAAAATGCGAAAGAAAAATACAAAAACATCAAAGATCAAGAATATGCAGAATTATCTGATGCAGTAGATCGCAAAAAAGCTTCTTTTTGGAACCGTCTTAAAATGCGTTGGGGCGTTTAATAATTTAAAACATATTAACTTTTTCTGAAACTACATTGATTAAAAAAAACAATTCTTAATCATAGATACGAGTAAGAATCAAGTTGATCAAGTTGATCATCTCGGTTTTACCAACGGGAGGGGAATTATGTCAAAAAAGCACTGCTGCTCAGACGACCACGAAGAAATTAGAGTTAATAAAATGACTCTTGACGATGGTCGCCATGCTGAAAGGCACGTTTCTGTAGATGAAGAGGGCAACGAAGTAGTTGAAATCTTCGCCGAAGAAAAGCGTCCCCTAAAGCTAGAAAAAAGAATTCATCGTGAATTCAGAAATGTTGTATCAAAAGAAACACATGAAACAATTAAAGATGGAGAAGTTGCACATGTTGAGGTTCGTTCAACCGAATCTGAAGTGCCACTCAAAGTCGTTGAAAGAATCGGAATAGCAGACCATGCGAAAATAGTCGATGGAGACTATATTCGAAAAGAAGAAATTGGAAAGATGGTTGCAGACAGTGTCGTGGCTGGCGTCTCTGCTTTGATGGAAAATATGGAGCCTATCCATCAAAGAGAAGAATCACCACAAAATTTTCAACCAATTTTCAGAGCACAATCAGTAGTTGAAAACAACGTAGCAGAGAATAAAAAAGGCGACTCGACTGTTAACATTGTGATTGCAGTCATTCTATTGGCGCAAATAGTATTCTTCGGATATATGTTTTTTATAATGTAAAAAGTAGGTGGAAAATTTGGACAAAATACAAGTTGTACAACTTTCCGTCCTATGAAGTCAAAATCAAGGCGTCCATTGGACGCCTTGATTTTTTTATAGACGACGATGAATTAGATATTAATGATCTATTTGAAGAGATGATGTCCCTTCAAAAGAAGCCATTAACTCAGTCGCACTCACGACCTTTGCGTTTTTCGTCTTTGAAACGTTAGGAAATTACTGTATGTTACTTCTGATTGCGACATGGGCGAATCTTTACGTCAAATCCATTTATGGATTTCTCCAAATCATTCTTAGCAATATATAACTCTGCACATTTTCTAGCTTCTGACAGAGCTTTTTCAAATGATGTAGACTCTACATATCCAAGATCCACACACTTTTCTCCAAGACCAATGTGACGATACATCATGCTTGCTTCCCATGATATTATCTGCGTGAGATTTGATGGGTCTTTCCATTTAATTATATTCTTGACAGTATCCAACGCATCATCAAAAGAATTGAACTCCCAATTTTGTCCGCCAGACATTGACATTTGATTGGTTGGCGTTGGCATCTTGTTGAGTACAAATTTTGCGTTGTACTCGAAAATCAAAAAACCATGATTCATTATTGTTTTATAAATATCCATATTTATTTTTAAATCCACTTTAAGCCCTTCGCATGATCATGCGAAGGGCTGTGACAGCACAACAGTTATGACGCATTACGCTCCGTCTGTGAACATTGTCATAATTCCAGATCTTTCGAGTGTTGACTCGTTTGGATCTTTCATAAATGTCTTTGAAGACATTCTCAAACGTTTGTAATCACCCCATTTAGCGATTCTGTCTTTTCGGTAGCTCTTGACATTGCCAAGTGTTTCTGCAACAGTTCTTACTGTTGTACCTTCTCTTATTTCATATCCGACAATCATATTGTCTCGATCTTCAATGATCAAGACTGTTCTGCGAACAGGATGACTGTGCTTTCCTTTGTAATAAAACCTTGCAACTGGTTTTTGTGTCACTAGATTGTAAGTTTTTTTCTTCTTCATTTAAGTCTCCGTCAAGTATTTTATTTTATGCTTCTTAAAGAAATATTGTTTGTGAATTTCAGTTGCGAAATCGACTTCAGACAACAATCTATTCGAAAATTGAGAATCAGTCAATGGCACTTCATAAAGAACATATTCTTTAATAAAGTCTGGCACTGTTTTTGGTCTACTAGATCCTTCTGGCAATTCTACTTCTAATAAAACAAAGTAAATATTGTTCCCATTCTTGAAGAAATCAAGCTCCCATTTGATACCATTATCTTCGATTACATAACGATTTTTCTTTAATTTTCTAACGCAAATTGACCATAAATCTTGACCATCACGATCATCTAATTCTTGTTCAATCTCAATAATGCGATCTCCTACTTTCTGTTTGAAAGTCAAAATCCATTTTTGATTGTCTATACAACGAATTCTAGTGGTCATTCCATCGCCGGAGTCCAAATATCCTTGCTTAATGTCATAATAATTTTTTGAAATCTCAAGCAAAGTCAGATGATCAAAATCATTAACAATTTCTAAAGAAATCATTGTTTTATACTCAAGTTCTGTTGGCAATTGAATCTCCTAATCCAAATTTGTAATTCATACATTATGGCAAATCATTTGAAACAGCCAATGATTTTCATTCATTAAGCATCCGCCTATCCTTTGCTGGAATTTTCAATGTCATTTTTATCCTTCGCACATAAGTTTAAACTCAAATGAAGCTTTTTTGGAATCTGTCAATTGATCTTCATAAAACAAATTGACATAAGAAGATTCGCATCCTGCTTGATTTGTTTCATCAAGTCTCTTTGAGTAAGTTTCAGATACAGAAGACTCAATCAAATGTGCCTGACGACACAAATTCTCTGGAGATGGAGACATGTCACTTGGAAGACTTGCCACTTTTACATCTGGGACTCCGCCAAGATGTACAATAAGTGTAGCAAACTCATCAATGTGATGAAGTTCACTTTCAGCTTCCTTTAAGAATAATTCTCGGAATTCTTCTCTATGAAGTCCTCTAACTGTAGCTGCTGCCTGTTGATAAAACAAACAGTGCATTCTTTCATTTTCTAAATCTTTCTGCAAGAAAGATATCAGTTGATTATTTTTCATGTTTCTCCTCGTGTTGATGATAATTGTGAAATGGCATTTCTGGATGCCCATGGTCGTGCGTGTATGGAAGTTCTTGAAATTATACTTACAGTCAATAAAACTAACAATAAATGTCTAATTTTTATTGAGTCCTTTCATAGTAATTTAAAAAATTGAATTCTTCCTAATAACTACTGTAGGTAAACAGTAGAGGGGGTAAATCTTAAATGCGTGAAGACATAGATTTTGAATGGAAGAAACGATATCGTACTCTAAAAGAGTTTTATGATCGTGAATATGATAAGAAATACTATTCATTCAACAAATTCGAACTTGATATTGACCCGATGGAGCCGTTTGAGGACATCGAAGCATATCCAGCAGAAGTACAACAAAAAGAACTTGTTAAGTGTGCAATGTCTTTTACATATTGGTGTCATAAGTATGTAAAAATTACCCATCCTAAACGTGGATTGTTGCCATTTGTTATGTACAAATATCAAAGACGTTGTATTCAAGAATACGAGAATAATAGATTTAACATATTGTCCAAGTTTCGTCAAGGTGGTTTGACTACAGTTACTGTAATTTGGTCTTTATGGAGATGTTTGTTTAAGTTAGATGAAACAATCATGGTTTTATCTAAGTCTGACCGTGAAGCTATCGCTTCTGGCGAAATTGTCAAAAGAGCGTTAATCGAATTGCCAATTTGGATGAAGCCAGAAATGGAAAAAAATAACGACCATCAGAAGCTATTCTCAGATACAGGATGTAAATTATTCTTCTATACACCAGAAGCTGCTCGTGGACGATCTATCACATATCTTATTCTTGACGAAGCTGCGTTTATTCCAAATATGGACAAATATTGGAAAGCTATGTTTCCAACTATAAGTACCGGTGGACACTGTATTTGTATTTCTACAGTTAATGGTGTTGGCAACTGGTATTATGACATATTTGCTGGAGCAGAGAAGAACCAAAATGACTTTCACATTATCGAATTAGATTATTGGGATCACCCAGATTATGATGATGAAGATTGGGTAAAAGCCACAAGAGCACAGCTTGGAGAAAAAGGTTGGCGACAAGAAGTTCTTCGTGACTTTCTTGGATCTGGTGAATCATTTATTCCAAATTCAATTATCAATAATTTGGATCTCATCGCTAAAGAAATTCAACCAATAAAAATGTTGTTCCCGCAATGGAACAATCATTATGAAGCAAGAGAAAACAGAGTTACAGACGTTGACACATGGGAACGTGGTGCTTTGCATATTTGGAGAGAGCCAATAGATGGCAGAGAATACATAATTGGAGTTGATGCCGCTGAAGGCATGGATGAAGAAAATGACAATAGTTGTTTTGAAGTAATCGATGCAGTGACTTGTGAACAAGTTGCTGAATTCTATAGCAACATATGTCCTCCGCACAACTTTTCACAAGTTGTAGCGATGATTGGCAGAATGTATAACAATGCTCTTATAATTGTTGAATCTCAAAGTGCTGGTCTTACAGTTCTTGACAAACTTCAACACGATTTCTTCTATGAAAATCTGTTTGAATGTTCTCAAGGCGGAAATAGCAAAACATTGTCTGTTGGAATAAAAACAAGTAGAAGCACTCGACCAAAATTCTTGGAAACAATGCAAACCAGACTTATTAATGAAAGCATTGCTATTCGTAGTCGTAGATTTGTTAAAGAGCTAAAAGGATTCATTTGGAACACTCAGACAAAAAGGGCTGAAGCAACTAAAGGTTTCCATGATGATGCAATTATGGCACTTTGTTTAGCATTGTATGCCAGAGATGCCAGAATGCGTCAACTCCCAATTGGTTCGGGAGAATCAGAAGAAGAGTATAAAGAAAAGTTCAAAGCAGAAATATATGATGAAATTAAGAGAGAACTCGCTAAAGCTACGCCAGATGAATGGATCGACCCAGATGATTTCGATCTTCTTAAAGACGGATTTAATATCAATCCTTCTTCAATATCTGAATATGCAAGATTCAATGATAAGTTGATTCGTGAATTTGGCTGGGCAATTTTGTTTTTCATTTGGTTGGTACAACACTAAAATAAAGAATTCATCAACATCAAAAGGAAACACATGAGCAAAAAATCAAAACAACTAGACAAGACAAAATCTCTTTTATCACAAGCTTTAGAATCAGCTTTATCTTCAATGCCAAACAACCAAAAGATTATTGAAGCAACTAGAGATATTCGAAAAGCAATTCGTAAAATTGATGAAGTTTCACAAGAGCAAATGCAAAAAATAAAAACTTCTGAATCTCAATTTCAAAATTGGTGGGGAAATGTTCAATCAGGAGTGCCACTCGGTGCTATGAGTTTAGAAGCTTGTCAAAAAAGTTTAAATCAACTAAACGGAATGATCGACAAAGAACAATCTAAAATTGATGAAATTGAAACCAAATCATCAAAAATAAAAGAGAATTCAAAAGATCAACTTTTTCAAGATTGATAAATTAAATCATAGATAATGAAAATTAAATGGAGAAATCATGTACAAATCTTTTAACAACTTTAGAGAAGATCGTGAAATTGTTGAATTCGGTCAAAAATACGATCGTCTGTGTTTAGCAATAATTGAATCTGGCATGACTTTTGATCAATTCTGGATCGAACATGGACTACCGTTCTTTATTAATGGCGGAGCTTGTAACGAACAAGAGTTGATTGAAGGATGGAATCCCGGCTCTTGGGATTGGGGCGGTTTGTGGAATGGAGTTAAAAATTCTCCTACAGGTCAAGCTGTTGGTGCCGCAGGTCAAGCTCTTGGAGGGGCTGCTATGGGAGCGGCTCAAGGTTTTGCTGGATCACAACTTGGTAAAAACGCTGGAAATTTCTTTAATCCACAACAAGCTGGACAACCCGGTGCAACACGACAATCTCCTCCTCAAACACCACAATCTCCTCCTCAAACACCACAATCTCCTCCTCAAACACCACAATCTCCTCCTCAAACACCACAATCTCCTCCTCAAGCACCACGACCACCACGACCACCATTAAGTGCAAACTCACAAGCTAAAGTTGGGGAAGCAATGAAGTCTATAAAAAAATCATTTAATGACTCTATGTCTGGAGTGGTAGAAAAATACAAAAATAATAGAGACTCTGTAGGATATCAATTAGCCAAAGGATTTGTGGACAAAGTAAATGCTTACGCAGAAAAGCTTAAAATCCAACAAGACGAAGGAAAATTTGATCAAAATGCAGCTTTTGGACCACAGGCTCCACCACAGGCTCCACCACAGGCTCCACCACAGGCTCCACCACAGGCTCCACCACAGGCTCCACCACAGGCTCCACCACAGGCTCCACCAGATAGTGATTATTTAGATTGGGACGATGATCAAGACATACAGATTGATGATGACGATGATGACGATGATCAAGAAGTACAGATGATTGATGATGACAATGATCAAAAAATTCCACCGACACGAGCATCAACGCCTCCAGAAAGCTACGCTGATAATTTAAAAGCTTGAAAAGCAAGTAACCCACAATCTAACGACATTCCTCGGAGTAATAATTATTTGAACCATTGGCGTAACAATAAAGCAATATAATCTGATGATGACGACGATTATGAAAATATCTGGGCTGACGATTTAGAATGATGTAGAATTACATTAATTAACTACAGCAAAAAGCTCCGAAATTTCGGAGCTTTTTTCATTTATACATTATGAGATATCAATTCCGAAAGTTCTTCGAAATGCAAAATGTAAAATATGACTATTCGTCAACACATATAGATGTTCCAGATCCATTGGCTAGCGACTTAATTAAATGGGGTAAAAACAAAATTAAAGATTCAGATATATTCGTAAGTCAAACAGACGCTGGTTTTGG